GGTCAAGAACAATCTCTTTAATGACAGTAGACTTACCACTACCAGTGCCAGAGGTAAACAAAGTAATCTCACCATATCGTATTCCTTTTAGTTTTTCATTAAGACCTGAAAGACAATCTGGATACGGAACAGACTCTACATCTTGACGTTCTTTGAATTGATCCCACACAGCCTCACCAGTTACAATACCTGCAGGAGACCAAGTGTGTGCTCTCCATATACAATTGTCTAAGATCTTAGGTCCATGTTTTATTAGTGTGTCACTGGCATCTTTTTCTGGTAACTTTACAATCTTTACTTTACCAGCATCAAACATCTTTACAGCTTTTTCAAGTGCAGCCTGACCAGCATCATCTTGGTCAAAACACAGAACAATTTCTTGGAACTGGTTTACCCACTCCCTTTGCTCTAGTAATGTTTTTAGACCAGTTGCTGATGGTATTGACACAACAGAACCCCAGATCTTTCCAGAGTTATCTATCATAGACTGAGCCACTGCTAGTGTATCTAGTTCTCCTTCAGTGATAATGATTTTCTTTCTACCAATCCCTGGGGAAGATTGACCAAACAGGTCTACATTTTTAAAGTCACCATGAATGTGGAAACTTTTAGGTAGTTTTCGTTCTTTGTAAGCAACCAATTTACCGTCTTTTGTGTACGGATAATAATGAGATTCTGGCATTCCAGTTTCACTCACGCTCATCTTCACACCAAAGTGATCAACTACTTCTTTAGTGATACCACGAGAAGTAATAGAATAGCTACGATAAGAAGGTATATCGGAGAATTTAGTAAGCTCCACAAAGGAGGTAGGTGTATAGGCATCCATTTCAACTTTCACTTTCTTTGATTTACCACAGCTGAAGCAGTGACCTACTCCATCGCTGTACGATACAAACGCATCTGAACTACCACACCCAGGGAATGGGCATGGTCCTTTTACATATCTTCTTTCATCATCCATTTAGTTCCATCTTTCTTCTTTAGCTTGACGATTTAGTTTCCTCTTGTAACTCGCTTCTCGTTTCTTGTTGAGTCTCTTCTGCTTGATCACTTTCATACTCTCGTACTCTGATGTCAAGGAATTCTCCTCCTCGTTTAACGATTCGCTTTTCAAGTTTGATGTTGTAAACTTTATTGTCATTGAATTCTTCATACACTCCTTGGTATGTGTCTAATATTGGTTTAATTACATTATCCAGATCTGCTCCTCTATTTGAGAGACCTGCTGTTATATCAAAGGTAACCTGACCAACCCCAAAGGGCCAGTCAGTTCCTATTAGTTCATCCCGAATGTTGTTCTGATACTCCAGATAATCCGCTGACTTGAACGTTGTCTTCCCCCTTCGGTTCCACATCTTGTTCGCACTCAGAGGTTTTATTGAGAAGTAATGACTCATCTCCTCCATTCTTTTGTATCTCCTCTAGTTCATCCCATGTGGTCAGCATAGTAAGTAGTTTACGACTAAGCCAAGGATCACCTGCATTATGTTCTTTCCATGCAGCGACAACCTTTTCCCAGCGTTGACCCATTGGTACTCCTGCTAGGATCTTTTCAGCTTTCTTTGGACCGATGCCTTTAATACCTGGGATATTATCACTAGTATCACCAGTCAAACATTGCAGCATCAAGTTCATATTTGCTTTGTCATCATCTACAAACTCATGGGTTTTCTTAGTGTAGTTATAGTGATGACCAGGTATCTGTTTAAGATCTTTATCAATACCACAAATTAGGAAGTCTAGTTCCATTTCACGAGCTTCATAAGCCCATATACATACTAGATCATCTGCTTCCATCCCGTCAGCTTCTACACCACCCCACTTTTCTTTCATATAGTTGTGACCATAGTTAAGGGACTTCTTTACTTCGTCCGTTAAGGCGGGTCTGGAGGCCTTGTAGGGGGTGTAAAGGTCTTTCCGGTAGTTCCCCCTACCTTTAAGCGCTACACGGCACTCATGAGGCTCTGAGAAGGCGTAAGCCATGCATTCATTTACGGTGAAGTCAATCACCTTTCGTATTTCTACTTCATCAGAGTTGCTATAAGCAGCCCTGAAGTAGATAGAGTCGGCATCAATTAGTGCTAGTGCCATTATCTTTTCCTTTCATCTGTAGATTACTTCAACTCCCCAATCCTTTACTTTATTAGTTAAGGGGTAGGGGTTGAGGGGGTCTCTTTCGTATTCAACTGCTGCGAGTAGGTGGAGAATGATATATCCGTTTGCAGTATAGTGGTAACGCAATACATCAAACCATTCTCTCGGTTCAATATCATCTGGTTTTGGGTGGAAGGATACGGTGTACCCTGGATATTCAATTGATGGTTCATAAGGTACTTCCTTTATATTAGTGTACGTCTGCATAACTGCTGCCAATGACATAATCTCCACCTTCCATACAAGTTACACCAAACATCTTTGGTCCTTCTTTAAATGACTCTTGTAAGATCTCACCAACACGATCAGCATCATCTGGATGTGCTACATAGGCGATTTCGTCATGGTAGAACAGTCGTGGCTCTGCACGTAGTCCTTCTTCATCAATCTTATTCATAGCATAAGAAAGTGCAGACTTACATGTAATACCCTCTGCTGTTTGCAGAAGATAGTTTAGGGCCTGGTATTCACCAGAGACAAACACAGGACGACCATCAAGCCCAGGGAACCAACCCTCACCTGTAGCGTACTGAGTACTGCGCCATACATCTCCCAGTCTATTCTTTAGCTCTGCCAATCCTTTAATACCTTTGGCAAAGTCTTCACGAGACTTCTTACCAGCATTAGCGTTAGGCTTACCAGTTAGAATAGAACCAAGCTTAGCATCACCAGCGCCAAACAAGTATGCGTATAGGTAGTTCTTAGCAATAGGGCGAGAGCAACCAAGAGCATCAGCGTTTCGTTGATGTTGATCACCATAGATAACTTCATTAGTAAACTCATCATTGCCTACGTAATGACACAGACCCCTTAGTTGGTTACCAGAACTATCAGCACCTACAACTTTCCAATTGTCATCAGGTATAAACAGTTCCCTTAGTTCTTTACCCCACGGGGCATTCACTCCTGGAAGGTTTACAATAACTTCATGACGACACCGGAATGTTTGAGTACCGATAGTCCACATGTTACCGTGGATGCGACCATCGGAAAGAACCTCAAGCCAGCCCTTAATAACAGAGCTTCTATTACGAAGGGTATAGTACTCGCTGATCATTTTACCAAGATCCCCTAGTTTCTCTAGAGATGTATCAGTAATCTTTGGACCAACAGTAACCCACTCTCGGCCTACTTTCTTACGGTTATACTCATCGGGTTTCCACCCAATTGTAAGCAACCACTCTTTAACAAGCTCCATAGAACCAAGAGTGATCTGCTCAACAGTGAAACGTTGGAAGGGTTCTCCTGCTGCGTGAACGTGTATGTCGGTTGTTTTAATTTCTTTATTGTAAAAGTCAGACAACAAACGTGCAGTTACCGCTGTGTAGTCTCCATTCTTTTTGAACTTAGGAAACTTTTCTACCTTATCTATGTATACTTTATGCGTACCCAATTGTGGGTGAAGAATGTTTTCAATCTCAAGCATACGAACATTCATAGCTTTTAGGTTCTTCTTTGCTTTTACAACATCAAAGTTCCAACCACGAGTCTTTACACGTGCATTAAACTTGGCTGTATCATGCTCAATCAGAAGACCCTCTTTAATAGCTGGTCTTTTAGCAGCAATCTTTTTGTATTCTACCATTAGGTGGTTGAACACATCTGCATTTAGCTTTACGTCTTGTACACAGTACCTAAGCATTTCTTTAGAGTAGTTGTCCCACTCATCAAATTCAATTTTAGAGTTGCTGAGGTGCTCACCCCAACCTTTAAGGCCGTGCTTGTGAGGTCTTTTGTATTGCAATACCTGAGACATAATCCAGGTATCGTATATTTTCTTTTCGTTTAGTTTCAATCCATACAGTTTTTCCATAACTAAATTATCAAACCCGATAATGTTATGACCGATCAAAACCTCTGCATTGTTTAGCATAACGCAACCATCGTCCATTGATGGGATTGAGTTATCATAATCACTGAATTTGTAAGTTGATCCAGTATCTAAGTTATGTGCTACAAGGCACCATACTTTTGTTGCATCAAAACCATCGGTTTCAATATCATATACTAGTTTCATAAGCTTTTCTTTCTAGGTAGTGTTTTTCTTTTACTGACCTGATTGTGTGACAGTTAGCGCAACGAATGTCGCATTTACGGGCTTCTTTGATAATGTTTTTGATACTACAAGAAGCCATCCTGTGAGGTGTGTATAGTTTATCTGTAGGATCTCTGTGATCCCATTGAAGAGCGTAGGGGTTTTCGTTATACCCACAATCAATACAGCCTTTAGCTATTTTGTATCGGTCAAGTATTTTCCTACGCCTTCTGATTTTCTTTACTTGTTTACTAAGTTCTTCATCCACTGTTTTCTGCTTTCTTTATGTCGCATTTAGGACAGATTTTATATCCATTATCTATTGATACGGTTAGTATTTCTACACCACATTCAATACATTTAAACTTTTTAAACGGTTTACCCGTTACATGATCAACCCTTCCCCTGTCTGATTTCATGGGATTACACCTAGTACCCAGTTTTCTGCACAGTCTTCTGCGTATTGCTCTGAGTGTCCTTCGATAAGTCGATCTTCAACTACGGTTTCTCCTTTAATCATAAGAACTGAATAGCCTGTCAATTCTTTGAACACGTGGGATTTCCTGTCAGAATATTGACCATCTCCCCAGAATGTGTGTAGTTCTGTCATGATTTAAACTTTCTCCCTTTAAAGAATACAATTAGGTTTACTGTAGTGTTAATTGTTACCATGACTACAAGCCAGTATTGTACCCATTCAGGCATCATAATCTTCTATCAGCATTTGCAAATAGTGCATTGCTTTTTCAAGATCTTTCTTGCCGTTTTTACTTTTATGCCTTACAACATATTTAATAACATTTGCTTCTCTGAATGGTATATCATTTTTCACAATGAAATCAATAGGTTGTATAGGTAATTGGTAGTGGTTACCACCAACTTGTCTGGATTTAGCATCCATTTCTGCACTCATCCTTTTCATATATTGTTCATGGTTTTCGTAATCAGCGTTCATCTCCTGATCCTTTCAGGGTTCCTTCTTGTTTACGTGAGGCTAGTTTATCCAGATTAGCAGCAGCAACAGTATCAAGACTATCTCCAAGTTCGTTGGCAAGAACAGCGAGATACCAAAGAGTATCCCCAAGTTCTTTAGATATAGATGCCAAGGCTTCTTCTGCTTTCTTTGGGTCATTGTCGTAATCTCCACGAAGAATCTTCTTCACTTTGTTTGCGACCTCTGCAGCCTCTCCTGACAGTCCAAGTGCCAAGTACGGAAGTGCTTGATGTTCTGGGTAAACAGCCGTTGTAATGGCTTTGGTTTGATATTCATTAAAATTCATGTTGTTTTATATACCCCTTATAGAATTATACCTTTTTGATGACGCAGCTTGTCTGCGGCATAAGATATACCTATAAGGGGTATATACAATTTATGGAGAAAACAATGCCTTTTAACCCAAAAAGTCTCAAAAACCTAAATGGTGCTTGGACAACTGAATCTGCAAAGGCTGCACAAAAGAAAGGTGTGGCTACGCGCAAGGCTAATAAAGAAGCAAGAGAAGCTGTTAAGATGTCCATTTATGAATGGGGCAAATATAAAGACGATGTTCTCTCTACAAATGATATGACTTCTTTGGATGTCCTTAAGATAATGATGTTTAAAGCATTAGAAAAAGATGACATGAGTACTGCACTTGATATTGCAAAGACTCTTGCAGAATTTGAGTCACCAAAGCTTGCACGTGTTGATCAAACTAATGTTGAGATACAGGCTGAAGACTTGTCTGATGAGGAACTGCAAGAACTTTTAGATGAAGCAAGTGCCGAAGCGAGTGCCCCGCGACACTGATGCATTTTGTCGGTTACCCAAAAAAGATGCATATGCGTTTTGTCGGTTACTGAAAATAAATAAAAGATCCCTGAGTACACACATAAGTGTACCCAGGGATTTTTGGTTATACTTTAGGTCGGCTACAGAAGTTACCACCAGTGCCGTTAGGACTTCCAGCAGGTAACCGTGAGATAGAGAGGTATCCTTGGTTACTAGAGAAAGAACCCTTAGGTCCGTATTGGCTTGTAGTGCGCCGGAATTGCAGGTTCTGTCGTCCGATAGGGTTTACAATAATTTTTTGCATGTCTTTAACTTTCTACTGTACTGTACGAGATTGATCAAGATCTTGAAGGACAAATCCAAGATCGATATAAAGAGTGATTGCTTCTTCTTCTGTTAGAAGCACTTCTTCACCACCAAAGTCAATGGCAATTTTACCATCGGCTTCAGCATATACATCTTCTATGTTGGTAAAAGCCACTGCCATTACACATCATCACTATCGTCTACAAAGCCATCTTTGAAAGCATCGTGTAGGACTGCGATTTCTTCTGTACTTATAGAGCCATATACGTTGTAGTGTGTTACTTCTGAACCATAGCGTTTGCCTTTGCCGATTCTGATTTCTTTACATACAGCATCTAGTTTCATATATGCTTCTGTAGCTTTATCTAGGTGTCTTGTATATACATCGAATGATAGTTTCATAATTTTCCCTTATACAAATATGTTGTTAATCGAGTTATCTACCATAGATTCTATTTCTTTTTCGTCCATAGATAGTCCTAGTTCGTTTAATTGAAAGTTTACTAAGTCTATTGTATGGGTTCTAATGTAGACTCGTGATTCATCAACGTAGTTTTGACAGAAATTCCATTCTTGTGCTACTTCTTCTTGAACCATTTCTTCTAGTTCTATCATTATATCTTTCATCTTGCCCATTACACACTCTTTAGTTTGTTGTAACGAAACCACCACTTTTGCCAACAGAATCGGTCATTACGTTTTTTGAATAACTCTAGTAGTTCTGTGATAGCTTCATCTGGTAGAGAGTAGTTTACAGCAAACTTAGCAAAGAACTCAAAGTCTTGTTTAGTCATGACACACTCCAGCTTCAATTAGTTGTGTTGCGGTTCTACCAAAGAACCCTTGCAATTGCCAAGCGAGTCCAGTGTTAATCAGATGTTGCCAAGCTTCTATTGTTTGGTTTTCGTTATCTGATTCTATAAATCCTTCAGCAATTCCGATTGCTGTGTAATCATCCATTACACTAGTAACCAAACAGCGACAATAACATGCAACCATCCAATGGTTTCAATCATTTTATCAATGTCAATATTCATGTTCCCCAATCCTCATCAAATACTTCATCTAAGTGGTTGATTATGTCGTCTGGTAAATATTCTCTAGGAGAGTCGTAACCAATCTCAGCATCTGGATTTGTATAAACTGATTCCTGCCCTTTTCTTACATCCATAATCATATAATTATGTATGCCCCATGTGTCACAATCTGTTACATAACCAAGGTTATTGATTTCATTAGCAACTATGTGGGTTCCATTCCAAGAATCACCGTCGCCAAATCCGAATTTATTGAAAGCTTCTTCCCACTCCCATTCAATCATCATGTAAGGCATTGTTTT